ATGTCAGCGACGCGGCCGACGAGCTCGGGATCGAAAGCGCCGAGCTCCGTCGCATGATCCAGAAATCCGAGCTCCTCACCGCCGTCATGGCCGAAGTGATGGAACGCAACGTCGACAAGGCGGTCGGGATCATCCGCGACGGCATGGACGAGGAGAGCTATCTCGTCCGCTTCTACGCCGCGAAGGAATTCCTTCGCACCGAAACCGGCCGCCGGCGCGGCTTTGGCCAACCCCACCAAACTCAAGTCGCGGAAGGAGGAAGCGGCGGCGGACGCGCCGTCATCGTGCTCAAATGGCTCGGCGATGACACGCCCGAGCCCAAAACGATAGAACAAATCGAAGCACCGCTCAATGGTAAGGAGTAACCAGCATGGGATTTACTTACAAGAGTTACAATTTCATCGATAAGGACCCGATGATCGATGAAATTCGCACTATAGTCGAGCGCAGCGGCGCAAGCTATAAATGGGTCAACGGCGAAAGCGGCGTCTCGACGCAGACGATAACCAAATGGTTCGACGGCGGGACACGCCGGCCGCAAGCCGCCACCATGAACGCCGTGCTGCGCGCCCTCGGCTACAAGCTCGGCGTCGTCGAAGATCATAAAGTCGTCGTTCCGATCGAAGGCCGGATCAAACCCGCCGTCGCGGTCCGCAACTCGACCCGCCATGTCGTGCAAATGGCCAAGTATCGGGGGGCGCGATGATGGCCGTGAAATTCAAAGTCGGCTTCACCATGAGCGCCGAGACGCTGTTTGGGATCATCGCCAAATTCCTGCCGATCGAGGACCTCCAAGTCGAGGAAATCGAGCCGCCACGAACCCCCCTTCGTGTCGAGAAAATCGCCCGCTTAGGTGGGCCGGAAAATCGACCGGCGCCGTTGAAGGGGCGAAACCGGTATAGCGGCCCGTCGCTCGAGGGCGGCGTCAACGCCGTCATTCTCAAGGCGCTCGAGGACGGCAAGCCGCGCCGCTACGCAGAGTTGAAAAAGGCGCTCGCCGCCTCCGGCTATGCCGCAAGCGGGATCGGCTCGAGGCTCGCTCGCCTCAAAGACCTCAACGCCGTGCACCAACCGGACTTAGGCCTCTGGCAGATCGGCGGCGAGGCGCGCAAGCGGGCATGAACGACGACCACGATTGGAAGCCTGGCGCGGTGTTCGGAACGCGCCGCTTCGACAAAATGGGCAAGTGCCTCAATTGCGGCGCGAAAATGAGCGGCATCACCGGGCCGCTCGACGATCCCGAACCGAGCTCGGCAATCATGGTGTGCGCCTATTGCGGACACATCATGGAATGGAACGGCGAGAAGCTCGTCGAGCTCAGCGACGAGGCGGCCCGCGATATCGCCGGCGATCCCGACGTCATCGCGGCCGTCAATCTCGCCGGCGCGTTTCAGCGCGAAGTCGGACCGTTCGGGGCCGCGTGCGCCGCGTGCGGGGCGGCCGCGCCGATCGGTCGCATCCGTTGCGAGAAGTGCGGCAAGCCGCTCGTGTTCGAAGGCGGCGCGCCGCGATGAACGACACCGCCGCCTTAATCGCCGAGGCGCAATGGAAAGCCGCCAAGCGCGGCGTGCTTTCCATGTGGACGGTGTACGAGCGGCCGACGGACCATCCCGAGGGCTACGTCGTGCGGCGCTTCGATTGCACCGCGCAAGGCCCGGTCGCCACGCAAGAGGCCTATTCCGGCGAGCTCGAGGCGATCCGCGACACCCTTTGGCGGGCCGGCCTCATCAAGCTCGATCGCCAGGCCGGCGACGAGCCGCAAATTGTGGAGACGTGGCTATGAGGGCGCCGCAATATCGACGGGTGACCGAGCGCAAAATGCCGGTCGGACCGAACCCGGCGATCGCCAAGGGGCTACGCGTCGAGCCGTGGGCCAATATCTTCGCCCTGGTCGACGGCCTCGGCGTCATATCGCCCTACCGCACCGAACCGGAAGCAAAAGCGGCGCTCGAGGCCGAGCTCGCGCGCCGCAAATCAATCGAGCGTGTCGCCGTGGGCAAAGACGCGGACAAGACCCCAAACGGTGATGACGGCGGCGGGCGAGAATAGGATCGCCCACGCCCAAAAGTTTTGTGTCAGTCTCCACATCATGACCGACAGAAAGAGCCCGACAAGTCCATGGCAAAGGGCAAGCGGGCCCTTCGACACGGGCTACGCAAGTTCAGCGAAGCGCGGGCTACGACGCGAGCGATAGCCGAACAAGGCCATGATCCCGAAACCAAGCGCCATCATCGCCCACGTCGACGTCTCGGGCGTCGCAACCGCCGTGATCGTGCCGTCGATCGCAATGTGGATCGGCGACGTCCCGCTCACGCCCTCAACCAGGGCGAAGTAAGAGCCGGCCGACAGCGCGTCGGGCGAAACCGTCGCCTCCTGGCCGCCGATCACATTCAAAATGCCGGCGCTCTCAATCAAGGCGCCGATCGGCTGGAAGGGCGACACCGGCGCGGTCGACGTCCACGTGTTGAGCGACAACAAACCGCTCGTGATCCGCTGCGCGCCGATCGCGCTATCCGAAACCGAGACGGTCACTTCCTCTTTGACCGGCAAAGTGAACTCGAAAAACTGCTCAAAACCAATGCCCGAACCGGGCGTGTCCTCGGCCGGAAGCGCCAGGCTCTCGTTGAGGATTGCGCCGATATTCTCGACGGTTACCTCGGTCGCCGCGTGAGCCGGAACGGCCAACGCGACGACGGCCGCAAGTGTAGCGAAGGTCAGCTTGTGCATTGCAATAATCCCCGACTTGAGAAGGCTTGATTAAGCCACGAATGGGTGACGCAAGCAAGACGAAGGGCCCCGCGAGGGGGCCCTTCAAGGTTGCGCTTGGCGCAACGTCAAGTCAAGCGGCAATCAACTATTCGGCGCGGGATGAGGACCCTGCGCGACCGCGACTTTCCAAGCCTGGTCGTCAGGCCGCCAGACCGCGACCACGATTTGATCGGCGATCTCCTCGGGCGGCGGCGGGAGCTCCTCGCCGGCCGGCGGAACCCAAGGTTGAACCGGGCCGACCGGCGGCCCGAGCTCGGGCGGCAAGCCCTGGTCGGGATGCTCCTCGCCGATCCCGTAGCCTGGATCGGTCGGACGCTCGGGACGCGGCGGCCGCTGGCCAGGACGCTCGCCGCCGCCCCAACCAAAGCCAGGGTCGACAGGCCGGCCAGGCCGCGAGGGCAGATGGCCAGGACGCGGCGGACGGCCGCCGGCGCCAGGCAATCCCTGGTCGGGATATTCGCCGCCAGGCAAGCCCTGGTCGGGATATTGGCCACCGCCAGGCAAGCCCTGGTCGGGATGCGCCGGCAGACCATGGTCGGGATGGCCAGGGTGGTAAATCGGGGGCGTCGGCGCGCCGCCGCCGCCAGGCAAGCCCTGGTCAGGATGGCCGCCCTCACCGAGCGGAATAATCACAGCGTAAAACGGTCGACCCATTTGCGTATTCCTCCATGAGCCCTTCGGGAAAGGCAGGGGCGAGCCTCGCATGAGGCCACGACGCGAACAAGACATTGCCGGAATTGATCTTTGAATTATTTGAGGCTCTAATCGCCGCGCCCTCAAGTGGCGCTTTAAGGGCGCGTTCGCTCTCCGTTCCTGATTTGGGCAGGGAGAACGCAATCACCGGCTGATTTCGCGGGCTTAAAGTCAATGCTCGAGCGCATCTTTTCCACATTCAAAGAGGGCGGACCGGCCGGCGATAATTACGATCCGTCCGACCCCGACAGCTATGAGCCCTACATTCAGACCCTCATTCGCGACAGCCGCGACTATGAGGGCTCGGTCCTGGCGGCCAAGCGCAACGAGGCGCAGCTTTATTATTACGGCTATTTGCCGTCGTTAAACCCGAACGGCACGCCCTACAGCGACACCCAAATCATTGAGGACCCAAACGCCACTTACGAGCAAATCCTCGGCCACGATAAGGAAACCCCCAACAAGTCGAGCTACGTCTCGACCGACGTCCGCGACGCCATCATGCTCATGCTGCCGTCGCTCATCCGCCTGTTCGCGGCGAGCGAAAACGTCGTCTCGCTCATTCCCCGCACCCAAGCCGACGTCGACGCCGCGCAACAGCAAACCAATTACATCAATTACGTTTTCTGGCAGGACAACCCCGGCTTTCTGATCCTCTATGGCGCGTTCAAAGACGCCATGACGGTGCGCACCGGCTTCGTGAAATGGTGGACCGACGACGTCAAAGAGAAGCGGCGCAAGACCTTCATCAACCTCAACCCGCAACAGCTTTCCCTCATCGCCCAAGGCGACCCGACCGCCAAGCTGATCGAGCACGAGGACCCCGACCCGAGGACCGGCCTTTTCCCGCGCGTCGTGCTCGAGTTTGAAGTCGACAAGCCGATCATCAAAGTCGCCGGCGTGCCGCCCGAGGAAATGCGGCTCGACCGCTTCGCCAGGAGCTTCGCAACCTCGAGGATCGTCGGCCACGAGCGGATCACGCCAATCGATGAAATGGTCGCCATGGGCTACCCGCGCGAGCAATGCCTCGACTATCTGCAGGGCCAGGCGACCAACGAATTCACGATGGAGGCCCAACTCCGCAACCCTGGCCGCTATTCCGGCACGCGCATGGGCGACGGCGTGCTCTATGGCGAGTGGTACATCAAGGTTGACGGCGACGGCGACGGGATCGCCGAGCTCCGCTACATCTGCACCATGGGCGACGACTATCACATCGTCCATGACGAGCCGGCCAACCGCGTCAAATTCGCCGTCTTTGGCGTCGACCCGATCAGCCATACGATCGTCGGCGACAGCATCGCCGACTACAC